CTGGTATAATCAACTAAATGAAATATTACCAGGTTGGGAAATTAACACCAAAGAAAGAGTGGCCGCCTTCATAGCACAATGCGGCCACGAATCTATGGGGTTTACAAGACTCAATGAAAATCTAAACTATTCAGCTAAGGCACTCAATGCAGTATTTCCAAAGTATTTTAAAAATGCAGGAAGAGATGCAGAAGAGTATCATAGACAGCCTGAAAAAATTGCAAATGTAATATATGCAAATAGAATGGGAAATGGAGATACAGAATCAGGCGAAGGTTGGAAGTATAGAGGAAGAGGAATAATTCAGATTACTGGAAAAAATAATTATACGAATTGTTCTGAGCATTTATTCAAAGATAATACATTAGTCGAAAATCCAGAGTTATTATGTGAAGTATATTATGCGATACACTCTGCTTGTTGGTATTGGAAGACAACAAATTTAAATAAGTACGCTGACGAGGAAGATTTAAAGACTATGACTAGAAAGATAAATGGTGGATATATAGGACTAGAGGATAGAATAAAACACTATAACCACGCAATAGAAGTTATAAAGGATTAGTAAATGATTAAGAAAGCAATCGCAAATTTTTTGAGAAAAACTTTAGTGCTGTTTGAGGATAATACAGGAAAACCTGTACAGAAGAAAAAAGCACCTGTAATGAATAAAAGAAGACAAACTAGAAAGAGAAAACCTAAAGCAACCTCAAAGTCCTGAGAGCCTTTATCTGTTTAATAATTTCATCACGATTTGTTACATTAACTGGAATACATTCGATTGAACTATGTTGAATGCTAGGCGGCATATAAGTAGAGGCAATATATTCACATTGGGCTTTTGTCTGCATGGTGCCCATAACATAGTATGGCTCTGATGCCAACATTACTACACACGCCCAAAATATTTGATTCACGATTCACACCTGTGATTTGTAAACTCTTGTTCTAAGTTTACAACCTTTCTGATCCCAAGATTTTTCATACCACTCAAATGTATGGTGGGTATCTTCACATTTGTATAAGCACATTAAGTCAGGTGGATAATGTTCATTTATCCATTGAAGTTTACATTCATATATGTCTTTATTCGGAGGAACGTAAAATTCACTTGATGGAATTCTAGCGTGTAATCCTGTAGTTGTTGTAAACCCGACTATCAGTATTGCGAATAATACTGATATTGATATTACAAATCTAATTATTGCGTTCATTGAATTTTTCAATAACTGCTAACGCTTTTGAACCTGTAAAAGAAAAAATTGAGCATAGTGCTAAAACTAATACTCCTATTATAATTAATTCCATATTTTAAATCTCCTTTTAAATTATTTTTTTATCACTAAAATTATCATCTCCGTAAATACTTATTCTTGTATTACGTTCACGCTGTTTTTTATTATATATGTTTTGGTACCATGATGCTAAAAATCTTGAGGAAGTTGTCAATAATATTGTTCCCCAACTATCGTATACTTTAAATATTTGTTGTTGTTTACCTGGTATCATGGCCTCTTTACTATAGGTTTACTACCTGTTGACGAATTTCTCTTTGATTCAGACCAAGCAGAAATTCCCATAAACGCACCGGCAATACCAGCGGCCGCTATAAAATATGTGGGCGCCAAATCTGCTAGTAATTCAGCAGACTTAACTAAACCTACAAACTCACAAAATATAATACACGCTGGATAACTTATCATTCCAACTAAAGCGTACCAAGCCATCATTCTTTGATGTCTTTGTTTTCTATTCAATCTTTCAATTTCCTCAATTGCTTCCATGTTAGACAATTCTTCATCAGTAATAATTCCATCACCATCTTTATCATACTTATCAAAATTTGATTTACTTTGAAATCTTTTCTGTGTCATTTATTTATCCTTTCATTCCAGGTGCATCTAAAATTAATGTTATTGTAAAATTCATAAACCATATTGTTAGTGATAATAGTAAAACTGCTATTAATGAAATTTTTATTGTTTGAATAAATTTCTTTTTTCTTCTTAATTGGTCATATACTAATTTCTCACGGTCGGCTTTTATTTTTCGCCGCATACCAATAAATTCACGGTAGCCCTCAAGGCCAAGATGGTGTAACGCACCCCATGTAAACATATGCCTAATTTCATCTTCCATTTCTTTAATTTTTCTTTTAGCTACAAAACTATCAAATGCCTCGGCAGTTGCACTTTTACTAAAAGTTATTTTTTGAAATAATCCAGGTTTCTTAGTTTCTCCATTTTGGTTGATATGTTCATAAACATCACTTACATGACCCGCCCACTTAGATAACTCTGTATATATTTCAGAGACTTCTTTTCCGACTTGCACAGCTTTTTTTACGCCATTAAATGTGGCAGAAGCTAAAGCTAAAGCCGTAACTGGATCAATCACTACCTGCTCCTTATATGTAATTGCGAAGCATAGTGTAATATCACTTTTTTGATAAATTCACGAACTCACTACTATTTATTTTATTTGTATTGCTAAAACCACTTTAATTAAGTACTATATAAAATATGAAGAAGTTAAATAGAGTTGAGATATTAGAATGGAGTTCTACAGGAATATTGTTACTAGGAGTCTATCTTACTTCTATAAATATATACCCATTGAATGTGTATGTTTCTTTAGTAGGTAATGTAGGCTGGTTGATTGTGGGAGTGATATGGAAAAAATGGTCACTATTTACAGTTCAAGCGGTAATATGTGGAATATACGTTTTCGGATATTTGAGTAAATTTTTTGCATGAGGATAAAAATATGAAAAAGACTGAATTGTTTTTAGTTGCTTTTGGAGTTTTAACTGCAATAGCTGTTGTATATTTACTACTATCAGTATTGACTATCATGGCTTTTAATGTTATTTTTGTAGAACAAATGATGATTTTCCCCATAAAATTGAATGTGAGTTCTATACTTTCAATTGCATGGTTTTTGTTCTTAATTGGACAAGTGACAGGAAAAAATAATAACTTTTTTGTCAATCAAATTGAAAGGCAAAATTTAACTAAAAGGAAACATGTAAAATGAAAAAATTTTTATTACTATCCGCCATTTACTTTACTGCTTTAATTTTTATGCCAGTTACATCGTTTGCTAGTAATTCTATAGTAGACTACTATTATGTGCCAGTTATTTCTGTAGAGCCTGTTGTTAAAACAATAAAATCTTATCATAGAGAAAATTATAAAACATGTTCTTTTAGGGAAGTGAATGTTCGTGAAAAAGACCCAATGCTAATATTGTTAGGCACTACTGTAGGAGCAACTATTGGAAATGTTATTTCAAAAGAAAAGGCATTAGGAACAGGAATAGGAGCGATAACGGGTGCAGTTATTACTGCTAATTCAAGAAAAGAATCTATTGTTAAACGAATTGATGTTTGTGAAGATGCCGTCACAAAAACTCATGAAGATAGAGTAATAGGATATGATGTTACTTTTGAAGTAGATGGTAGAATGTTTACAACTAGAATGAAAAACGATCCAGGCAGTCAGTTGAAAATAAAAGAAGTAAAAAGAATAATGCCTATGGAATCATTTAGATAAATGTACTACGTTTATGGTGCAAAAGATAGCAGGGCTACAAATAGAGCAGAGTTTATCTTATATACAACAAAAACACCATATCGCTTGTTTTTATTGAATAAAGATTATACAATAAAACAGTTAGGTAGTTTGATTCCAAATGTAAAGACTGTTCCTCAAGTATTTAAACAATCTACACACATTGGAGGTTTGAAAGAGTTGTACGATGAGTTGTATTCTGATTATAAAGGAGAATTATTATGAAATTAGCGAAAATCCGAATTGACAGCATGGACGAACACTATTATGGTAAAGAGCCTGAGTGGGTTGATGCTGAATCTTTATCAGATGAAGAATTGTCTGAGAAAATTTCTCAAGCGTTATCTTGGTATGGCAACATTGCAAAGCATAGATACAATAAAAAGTTTTTGTTAGAGTTTTGTAAAATAAAAAAATACTCAGATAAAGATATTGAACTTTTCACTAGACTGTCACATACAGATATATCAACATCAGTTTCTTGGTTAGCTAGAATGCAATCAAAAGGATATTCTTTAAGTGAAGAGCAATCTAAAAAGTTTAATTCCAACTTAGAAGAATTAAAAGAAAAAGCAAGTAAAATTAAGTCTACAACAACTGTCTTCAAAAATGTAATTTCTATTCAAGAAAAAATAAGACAAAAAGCTGACAGAGAGATAGCTGAGATTGAGTATCTTTTAGACCAATATGTTTTAATCAATAGAACATTTAAATATAATTGGGAAGGCTATTTAAAAAGCAGAGAAATTTCATCAGTTGTTGCTGAAAAAATTGTAGAGTTTTTTATTAAGGAGTCTAAAGAGTTACAAGAATTGATTGACGTTTGGGCAACTGATGAATATGTTCGTGAAGAGTATGCACATTTCACTAAAGCAGAAATCAAAAAATGGAAAGGTTTTATAGATGAACTAATCTCTGAAGCCCATAAAATTTCACAAACTAAACCCATGCGTAGGAAAAGGAGAGTGAAAGAAAAGCCTGCTGAACAGCTAGTGAAGAAATTAAACTACGCATCTGAAAGTGATTCTTATAAGAGCGTTCCTGCAACGAAAATTATAGGAGCGATACAACTATGGGTCTATAATATTAAGACTAAAAAGTTAGGAGTTTATCACGCTGAAGATGCCAGAGGATTATCAGTTAAGGGAAGTACAATACAAAACTTTAATAAGACTACATCAGTTTCTAAAACACTCAGAAAACCTGATGATACAATTCAACTCTTATTAGATGCTGGTAAAGTTAAGTTGAGAACAATTTTAGATGACTTAACAACTAAACAAAATTCCTTGACTGGTAGAATAAATACAGACACAATTTTATTGAGAATACTATGATACTAGTCGATTTAAATCAAGTAATGATATCAAATCTGATGACCCAAATAAATGGGTCGTCAGAAGAGATAAGCGAAAACTTAATTCGTCATATGATTTTGAATTCATTAAGAATGTATAATACAAAATTTAAAGATGAATATAATGAAATGATTATTGCATCTGACGATAAGGCGTATTGGCGTAGAGATATTTTTCCTTATTACAAAGCAAATAGAAAAAAAGATAGAGACTCTTCTCCATATGATTGGAGTTTAATATTTGATACGTTGAATAAAGTTAGAGATGAAATAAAAGATAACTTTCCTTACAAAGTTATTAGAGTTGATAGAACTGAAGCTGACGATGTAATAGGAACTATAGTGCATAAGTTTGGCGTTTATATGAACTGTGATACTACTGAAAAAATATTGATTCTATCAAGCGATAAAGATTTCCTACAGCTACAAAAGTTTTCAAACGTAGACCAATACAATCCATCAACTAAAAAATTTATTAGAACAAATCAACCTTTACAGTTTTTAAGAGAACATATTATAAAAGGCGACAGAGGTGATGGAATTCCTAACATATTGTCTGGCGATGATTTCATAGTAAAATCAATTAGACAAAGACCTATAACATCAAAGAAATTAAATGTTTGGGTCGATAAAGAACCTGAAGATTTAGGTGATGAAGTAATGACAAAAAACTTTAAAAGGAACGAGTCTTTAATTGATTTAAGTAAAATACCTAATGAATATAAAGATAAGATTATTGCAGAGTTTACTTCTACACCTAAAAAAGGTAAAGAAAAATTATTAAACTATTTCGTAAAGCATAGAATGAAAATGCTAATCGAACACATACAGGAGTTTTAAACATGGCGATAGATGTAAGTCAAATGTCAGTCTTAGGAATATTCAATCACATATCAGAATTACCTCCTAAAAAAAGAGTAGGTGCAATTAAAGCCATAGCAAATTTGCTCCCATATTTTAAAGATATTTTAAAATATAATTTTACAGATATTAAATTGGATTTGCCCGAGGGTAAACCTCCATATACTCAGCACGAGGAATTAAGAGATACGAACTCAAATAGAATTCCTGCCGAATGGAGAAAAATGCAATACTTTCTTCCAGGTAATAATTTACCTATTGTAAAGAGAGAAAAACTTTTTATTGATATCTTAGAATCCTTATCGCCTGAGGAAGCTGAACTGATTTTAAAGATAAAAGATAAGAAATTAAAAGTCAAAAATATAAATAAAAAGATAGTTCAAGAGGCTTTACCAGAATTATTTGCTTAATGTTGTAGCAATACAACAAAGACACTTGAAGTTTTTTGAAAAAAAGACGATAATAATACTATGATTACAATATTTAAAACATTCTTA